ATAATAATCTCCTGATCTCTTTCAGATTTAACATCTAAATCCTTAGTTTCTTCTACTTGACCTAAAGTGGAAAACAAACCTTTTAAGTCAGTACCACCATCTGCCACATATCTTGCTGCAATTTGTAACTCTTCTGGTAAGCTAGCAAAAAACTGTTTAGGTGTTTCACGTCTTACTTGATTAGCTTTTTCTTCCAAATTAGCTTCAATCAATTCTTCCCAATCTTTTGCTGTATATTCATCAAAAGACTTTTCATCATCAAAAGGTACTAATTTATCTTCTTTAATCATTTTTGAGAAGACATCTGAGATTCCAGAAATAGGTTTTCTACCTCTAGTTTCTTTCTTTTCTTCATCATCTTCTTCATCACCTAAACTATCAAGGATGCTTTTGCCATCTTCTTTAGTTACTTTAGGTGTAATGTCATCATCATCTGCAAGAAGATCTGCACTTGATGTTGGAGTTTTACCTTTATCAGTTAAATCATCTGCATCATCTGCATCTGGATCAGCAAATGAAAAATCTGCTTTTTTATTTAGTCCTGAAAAAATGTTGTTTGTAGCTTTAGTATCTTTTCCAGATGGCAAAGTCATATCATCACCGCTAGGTGCTGCATTGAATATTGTATCTAAGTCAATATCTAAAGTCTCTACGTTACTACTCATTGTGTTGTTTTTGGTACTCATCTTATTGTTGGTTTAATAATTAATACTTTATATATATAATATAACAATTCTTATTTTAGTTTGCACTATCCTAAACTTATTATATTTGATAATATTGCAAAGTTTTTTGCAGTATATAGCTAACGCAAATTATTTATCTTTTGGTTTTTTAACATCATACTTGTTTTTATTCTGTATGGCTATATTTAATTGGTTATTTGATATTTGTGTTTGTGCTGCAATTCTTTCTCTTTCAACTTGAAGTTTCTGTGCTTCTGTAGATGACTTGCTTACCATTTCCTCACGTTTCATATTCATCTGCTCTCTATATTGAGTTGTTTGTTGAATATCTTTTAATGCATCTTGATAGTCATTTACTTTGTTTTCATTTACATCAACACCAGCTCCATATCCTGCAGCTCTAATTTCAGCAATAGTAATATCATTCTGTCTATCTTTATCAGCTTCCTGTTGTAGCATTTGAGCTTTCATTTGTGCTTCCTGCGCCTGTGCTTGTAACTGTTGTTCTTGCATTTGACGTTGTTGTTGCATTTCTTCTTGTCTCTGAGCTGTTATTCTTGCTTCAGAATCTTTTAAGATATCTGTTACCTCACCAATAGAGTCTGCTTTAACAATGTTTCCAAGTTCATATATACTAGCACCTGTTGTGTTGTTAGTTAATGCCATTTGTTTTAACTGTTCAAGAATAGCTCTATGATTTGTTTTAGTTGTAGCAAATACATTGAAGTCTCTTAGTAAAAGATCTGTACCATTGATTGTAAAGTTTACCTTTTCTGCTTCAGTAGATATATAACTTAACCTTACACTTGGATTAGTACTATAGTAGAACTGAGCTAAGTCTGTTCTCATCTGATGTACTCTTGGCATAAGCTGATCAGAGTGCTGTACAAAGTAAATTTCTGTTTGAGCATATGATTGTTGCATTGCATTAACAACTCCCGTAGCTGTTTCAGCTGATACAGCACCGCCTAATCTCTGAGGATTAATTCCAATAGCATCAAAACATTGTTGTTTAAAATAATTGGCTAATTGTATTCTGCTCATCAATCTACTAGTTTGCTCCATGTTTAGAGTCTGGTAGTGTTGGAAGTTTACAGCATTTTCTGTATTAGTAATTGAAGTATCAAGAGGAAGCATTTGGAAATCCTTCATTGCTACATATGCTTTAGCGTAATTGTTTTTACCCCAATCTTCTCCCATAGAGTGACGTGGTAATGCATTTTGGTCAAACATAATTACCGTACCTAATTCATCAATCAAGATATCAGCAATTTGATTATTAACCATGTTGTATCCAACTTGATATGCTTTCATTAAATCTACTAAAGAAGTAGATCTTGTATTTCTATCAGAGAATACTCTACCTTCTACAGGTAACTTACAACCATATAAAGAATTATTTCCTTTAAATTGGAATGGTAATCTACCTGGTTTAGTTCTATTAATACCTAAGTATATTGGATTTATTTCACTACTTGTAGAACTCTTCCACATTGCAGGTACATTTGGTCCTACTTTTACACCACCCCAGATTTCATTAATCCAGATCCAATCAAGATGTTCTCCTTGTAGTAAGGTATCTTTTGTTTTATTTTTAAATATTGATGTATCATAAACAGCTTTCTCTGTTACTTTAAATGTTTCATCAACTATCTCCTGAGTTACCTCACCATCATATTCTATCTTAGTAAGATGGCCAATTTTTCTTTGAGTCTTCCAATAAATTGTAGACACTCTCATTAAATTACCATCACCAAAATAACTTAGATCTTCACTTTCACCTAAAATTTGGTTTAGTATATCACCACCTCTAGCAGGATCTGCCATGTAATTACTTGTATATTGTCTATATGCTAAACCTGGTGAATTAGTATTCCAAGCATGTGATCTTGTAGCATCATAGTAAGAACCATCATTTTGATATCCATTAACCTGATACTGAGCAGATCTTGCTGGATAAATTCTTTGTAATGATTCCAATTGTTCTTGGCTCATCAAATATCCATATTTATCTACAACATCAGATACTGTCATCAAATCAATTTTACCAACATATGCTGAGTCAGAAATATATCTTTGATCTGGGGACTTTTGATAGAATGTCAAAACAGGATTCCATAATTCAATGTCATAATCATCTTCTAACATACGGAAATGCCAGAACTCTCTATCAGCAATAAGTGAATCTCTGAAACCTCTTTCTTCAAGTTCTTGCATTTTGAATCTTTCTTCATCAACATTTAATTGATGAGTTGCCCATTCTTCTACAGAACTTCTATATGACTTACTAAAGTAGTCTTCAATTTCAGGTAATGTTTTAATATTTTCAGGAGCAAGTTGTTGTTTAGCTTCATCAGATGCTGGGTCCATTCCCATTTGAATCATCTTTTCTACTAACTTTCTTTCAGCATCTGCAAGTAAAGCTTCTTCAACTTGCATTCTTTTTTGCTCAAGCATTTCATTGTAGGATCTATCATCAACTGCTCTGAACTGCACTTTATTGTATCTTTTGGAAAACTCTCCACTTAATACATTAATTACATTTGGGATGATAGGATAAAATTTAAGTTCTAAAGCTGAATCATTTTCTTTAGTTAAAACATCCATTAAATCTTTATAGTCATTATCAGGTTCAACTATATAGTCTGTCTTATCTATAATTCCTTTAGCTAATTTATAATTTTTTAAAAGCCTTCTAGCATTTAGTTTTAAAAACTGAATACCTTGTAGTTCTAACCAATCTAAGTTCCACGCTGCCCAATCATCTGTCTTTTCACTGTAAGGTAAAAACTGAATAGGTTGCGTTAAACTAGAAAAGGTAGGTCCTTCTGTTTTTTTTGCACCGGCCTTTAACTGCATTGCATTAAGTACTTTCATTCTAAATTTAATTTAGTTAATTTATTTATAATTTTTAAAGCCTGATCTTTTTATTGTATTTCCAGCATTATTTCCAGCACGTCCAATATTCTTGAACGGACTATACTTTAATTTATACAAATTTTTTGAATTATCCAAAGATTTCTCTTCTGATTCACGTCTTTTTGAAAAACCCCTATTTGATTGTTGTATTTTTACAAAGGCTACTAAAGCTCCAAATGCTACAAGTCTATCCACGTTAAGTCCCGGATAATATGCAAGCATTTCTTTTATTAGCATTCCATCAGGTATTCTTTCAACACCTAATGTTTGATTTGTAACAATTCCACCAACATCAGTTTCTTCATCTATGACTTCTCTTAAAAATTCAATTGCATATGAAATCAAGTGGCTTTTAAATAATGTACCTGTATTCTTCCATCCATACTCTTGATAAACAGTATTGTTTGAACCAAGATCTTTTAAGAATAAAATTTGTTGTTTAGGTACTAAGTATCTTTGTTTCTTTCTAGAAATCATATGTTGTATAAACAAAGATATGTTATTCTCAACTATAGTCCAGGCATTATACCATTCTATAATTAATTCTAATCTTTCATGTGTTTTATTTATGTCATCAAATCTACCACACCATGATGCTACAATTTTATCTTTCTCCAAAAATTGTTCCACATCACCAGATATCATAGTCCTTGTAACCTCTGTTGCATTCTTATAAACAAAAATACTACACAGGGAATCTGATGTAGTTGTCTTACCTTCTGATACAGGGTCAATAGAGGCGTAATAAGCCCCAAACTCAGGACTCTTGACTGGACGTTCCCAAACAACAATACTTCCCGTCTTATCCACTTGTTTCTTGTCTACAGGGAATCTACTTATTGGAAGTTTGTTTGTTCTTTTAGCAAAGATACCTTTCTCATCTCTATCTAATTCAATGAGTTCATAAGGATATTCTTTTTCTTCAATTCTTTTTTGTTGTCTACTAAGAATACCTTGTGGAAATACAGATGCTTTTCTATATGCAAATGCTTCTGCAATATTTAAAGGTTTCTGAGATATCCTTAATTGGAACTGTTCACCATTTAATTCATTCTTCCATCTTTCTCTTTCCTCATGTATTGCTGCTTCAGCTTCTTTTACTAAAGAGTTTCCATAGTCATCAATGTATGGAGGCATTGACCATTGTTCTGGAATAAACAAACCTGCCATACCTATTGTACCATCTGCATCAATAAGATCAGTTTCTACAGCATAGATATCATTTGCTGCTGGATTAGTAATCATTTCTTTCAAAGGATTACATTGTTCCAAATCTCCCACTGATCCGGCAGCAATAAACATACCTGTAGTAATCATACCTGAAGACATTGCAGGACGTAAGTATTCATATGTCTCAGACATCTTTGGAGCAATACCAGCTTCTTCATGAAAGAAAATAGTACATGGTCCCCCTACTCCAGTAGTTGCATTCTTTTCAAATGAACCCCCTTGTATTTTTGATTTTAAACCTCTTGCTGTTTTTCTATTACCAACTTTAACTTCAATCTGTTGTTGCCATAATAAAACTTTTTCTGGATTACTAGGTCTATACCAAGCAGTATGCTCATTTAAGAATGTTTTGTATTCATCTAAAAACTTCCATGATCCTTTATCATTTATAAAATCTTTAAGTGATGCACCAATCTTACAGATACTACCTTCTTCAAACCAATAGGTATTAATAATTTTACCCATGTGAAAGTATGAAGATGCTATCTGACGTTTCTTTAATATAGCAGAATGCTTGTAATGTAGTTCTGCAAGTTGCTCATATAAAGCCATATGATACTGAGCATCACGTACTTTAGCAAAACCATATTTCTTCTCTTCTTTGTCAAAGATTGGAAGAAAGTTTAACCACATGTAATAATCTCTAGTTAAGTACCAGCTTTTGTCTCCATCACTGTAAATAACTCCTTCTCTACATTTGTTTTTTTGATCTTCCCAGTAATCAGTAAAATCTTTAGATCTAAATGGTTTATTACAATAAAATCCCTGTTCATTAAATATCTGAGCTTGTTCATTAAACTTAAAAGAAAGTTCATTAAACTCATAATGACCAGGGACATTAAATATACTTAAAACATAATCTATAAAATCCTGTCTAGTTTCAAATTCTGTGGTTGTCCAAGACCCATTTTTATATGTAGGTATGGATCTATACATACTTAAATTTTGCAAATACATCACCCTCATGAATCAGTAAATGTTCTTCTTCATCATGCATCATGGATGTTGGTAAGCAATGCTCACTATATTGAACTACATCTCCTATTTTAATTTCTGTAACACCTTCACCTACAGCTACTACAGTACCTTTGTTTTCCACTTTTTGGGCAGCTTCAGGTATAATAATATTTGTGTTTTTAAAAAATGCTTCAGCTTTCTTTTGTTTAATCAATAACTTTTTTCCTACTGGTATTACTTGTTGTATCATCTTTTTAATTTTAATGGTTTATTATATTTGGTCATATGCTAATCCTGCACCACCACGTACAGAACTTTCTTGTTCTTGTTTCATATCAACAAAGGCTCCTTTGTATGATTGTCTAATTTGTTCAAATTTAGATGCTGCATTTACCATAGAGTTTATGTTTCCATCTCTACCATGTTCAATAGCAGTTACTTCCATGTACTTAGCTAATCTATCAAGCATTGATTTGATTCCTTTGTATGCTCTAAAGGTAGGTGTTTCATATAACTTATAACACATATCTAAAGCATATCTTATTTTAGGATCTTCAGGAGAATCTTCTAACTGAACTTCTTCAATAATGATATCTTCTTTATCATGTTCTGGTAAATTGAAGAATGGGTTCATATCAGGATTAGGACAACTCATATAAAATATATACTGATAGATTTTTAAATAACTATCAGGATAATTCTCCATAATAGAACTTAAAAAAGGTAAAGCATAGCAATGTTCTGATGGTATTACTTTGCTGTTCTGAATGTCAAATAGTCTTACTAACATAATTAAGTTAAAGTTGGATTCATATATGCAACTATTGATTCATAGGAATCTGAACTATAAATGGGTGTTAAAACACCAAATATATATACCTGTATTATACCTGCTATATAGGAATTATTAAAAATATCATAGACATGACCAACTCCAATAATATTATCTGGATTAATACTCATTTCTATTTCAGTAGTTGGTCTCCAATATTGAGATGTTGGAACTCCTGATGTATATCCCGTTTGTAATTGTACTTGCGTAATTGTTATACTTGCCATAATTTTATTTGTTATCTTTTAACCACATTATTAATGAATTAACTTCATCCTTTAAATATGGGACTTCATACATTTTTATTTCATCTAAGATAGGCTCACCGTTATAATGTTCATTTATTGGATAACCATTTTCATCTTCACCAATCTGTTTAAACTTAACATGTTGAATTGTAAGTTTACCAATCTTCAAAGAAGGGTTGTGCTTCTTAATAATATACGCATAAATACTGAGCTGTAATGAATAATGGTTTAAATTGCAATCATCTAAATGATTGACTGGCTTAAACATTTTACTTGTAATACCTTCCCAATTGGTATATCCTTTCTCTTTAATCTCCTTATTAGTCTTGTAATCATTGATGTTAATATAACCATCTACAATTTCTACTACGTCAGCTTGACCACAAAGCCCAACAGATTTTAAATAAACCAAATGCTCAGGATAAACACCATCAGATAACTTTTGCTCAGGTGCTAATTTTATACCATCATCATTTACAAGTGGTTTAATGATAGGTACTTCAGTTCCATTACGCTCAATAGTTTTAAAATCAAGCATGTCTGATTCTCTTTGATTATGGTAGAAGTTACCCAGAGTTACAGCTCTTTCTGTTTCATTATCCCAAGCTTGTAATATTTGTTCTACAGTCATACCATACCACTTAGAATTTTTATTCTTTGCAGATTTTTTTGCCTGTCCTTCTTTATCAAACTTAGGTTTGAACTTACTAACCAGTGAAGTAACACTTATCCATTCAATGTTATCTTCCTCTATACTTTCATAAGTATGGCCGTCTTCTTTAAATATAATAGCCATTACTTTGCTTTTAAAAGTTCATTTGCTCCAGCACTTAATCCTGAAGTACTAGTTTCAAGTATAGGATCATTAGTAGTTGTAGAAACATAATAAGGATTTTTTGTACTTCCATTTGGTACTCCATGGTAAGGTTGAAATACTTGATTAGTATTTTTCTTATCCAACATATCAGCTTTAATTTCTGCATTTAATAGAACTGTTGCTGCTTCCATAGTAATCATATTATGTTCTAAAAGATCTCTTACTATTTGTGATACTGTCATAATGTTAATTTTTAATTTGTTG